ATTCCTGCAAAGAAGCTAGCCGCCGCTGCAAAAAAACCCGGGAAACTGGGGCAGCGTGCGCGGTTGGCCGAAACGCTCAAGGGCTTTAAGAAATGAGCGATACTGAAAAAGACTTAGCCGTCCACGTTGCCGTATGTGACCAACGCTATCAGCAGATTTCCCAATCCTTAAAAGAAGGGGAGAGGCGCATGACTAAGATCGAGTATTTGATCTATGCGGTGATGGCAATGGTCATGTTTGGCCCCGGTGTAGCGGCAACGTTTTTTCACAAAGTCTTTGGAATCTAATGGATCCGATCACCATCTTTGCGGCGTGTAAAGCGGCTCATGCAGGGATTCGTGAGTGCATTGATCTCTACCAAGATTTCAAGAAAGACGGCAAAGAGGTTGGTGATATTGTCAACGATATTGGCAGTCACCTTGGTGCGTTCTTTACCCATCAAGAGTCGTTCAAGGAGGCTGAGAAAGAAGCCAAGAAGAACCCTCTACCCAAGAACATCAGCATCAATGAAGAGGCAATGAACAGAATTCTGCGCCAACAACAGATTGAACAGATGGAGACTGAACTTCGTGAGATGATTATTTATCAGGTTGGGATGCCGGGTCTGTGGTCAAAATTCACAGAAATGCGAGAAGTTGTCCGAAAAGAGCGCGAAAAAGTCGAGCGTGAACAAAAAAAGCCCGTGAAGACGCCGATAGAAAAAGGCGTCAATTCATTGCAAAGTGGGAGCTTCGGGGCGCGATTTGTGCAGGAATCATTGCGTGGCTCTTGGTCTTTGGCTCGCTTATGTACGGTATCCATCTAGATTACCAAAAGTCGAAAGGACAATAAATGGATTGGCTTAAATCAATTGCACCTACGATAGCTACAGCGCTCGGTGGCCCCCTTGCAGGCATGGCTGTTGAGGCCGTTTCCAAAGCCATAGGGGTTGACCCTAGTGAAGTTCAAAATGTTATCAGTTCAGGCAAGATGACCGCTGACCAGATTGCCTCGCTCCAAACCGCTGAGATTGCCTTAAAAGCTCGGGCGCAAGAGATGGGGCTTGACTTTGAAAAGCTGGCCGTTGCAGACCGAGCAAGCGCTCGTCAAATGCAGATGACCACAGGCAGTTTTATACCCCCTGCCTTGTCCATTATGATTGTGCTGGCTTGGGCGGCGGTGCAGTTTTTCTTGTTGACCCATGTGATTGAGCCGACCATGCGCGAGCTAATTGCCCGTGTACTGGGTACGCTTGATGGGGCTTTAATGTTAGTTCTTTCGTTTTACTTTGGCTCATCCAGTGGTTCACAAGCCAAGGACACAATGATCCACAACTCGACACCCACAAAATGACTACACTACTCAGCCCCCATTTTTCGCTTGAAGAGCTTACAATTACAGACCACAGGGAGTTTTCAAATGAACCTAATGAATCTGAAAGACAAAATCTTGTCCGGCTCGCAAACTTTTTGGAACAAGTTAAGTTCGTATTGGGCGGCGTTCCGATCATGGTTAATTCGGCCTATCGATCCGCCCAAGTGAATCAGGCGGTTGGTTCAAAAGACTCGAGCCAGCATCGAGTGGGGTGCGCGGCTGACCTCCGAGTCCCCGGCATGACCCCAGACCAAGTGGTGCAAGCCATCATCGGGTCACAGTTAGAATTTGATCAAGTTATTCGGGAGTTCGACCGCTGGACGCATATTTCTGTGCCAAACCACGAAGGCGAAAAGCCTAGACGCCAAGCGCTTATCATTGATAAAATGGGCACAAGGAAGTACGCCTAATGCCTTTATTTAAACCCACGTTCAGACCCGGAGTCAACCGCGAGAACACCCGTTATAAGAACGAAGGTGGGTGGTACGAGTCCGACAAAGTAAGGTTTCGCCAAGGCAGTCCCGAGAAGATTGGCGGCTGGACACAATATTCAACAAGCAAATTTTTAGGTGTTTGTCGTTCACTTTGGAATTGGATTACTTTAGCTTCTCAAAATATTGTAGGTGTTGGCACTAGTTTAAAATACTATTTAACCATAGGTGATATTTATTACGATATCACCCCTATCAGACTTACGCAAACACTTACAAATCCGTTTACAGCTTCGGCAGGTTTAGCAACAATTACAGTATCAGCTACCGCACACGGGGCTATTATTAATGATTTTGTAACGTTTAGTGGCGCTACAGGGCTTGGTGGTAATATCACAGCCGCAGTACTAAACCAACAGTACCAAGTTACAAGCGTACCTAACGCAAATTCTTTTACTTTTGTTGCAACAGCTACTGCCAATTCAACAGATGCGGCCGGGTCTCCGGGTGGTGGTACGGTTACAGCAGCATACCAAGTAAATACTGGCCCCTCTGTTCAAACGCCATTTACAGGTTGGGGCGCTGGTAATTGGGGTTATGGTAATTGGGGTAATGGGCAAGTTGTTAAAAACAATCTTCAAATTTGGAATGCCTATAACTTTGGACAAAATTTGCTATTTGGGCCTGCTGGCGGCGGTATTTATTATTGGGCTGCGCCTACGTTAACTAATCCGGGAGTTTTGCTTAGTAGTACGGGTGGGACAGTTACTATTACTATTGCGTCTCCTGCGGTAGTTACCTCATCGGTTAATTTGCCCAATAACAGTTCTATTCAACTGGGCACAACTGGCGCGCTGCCAACTGGCTTAGCAACGAATACCACATATTATGTTGTCAATGTTTCAGGCACTACGTTTAATCTTGCCGCCACAGCCAATGGCGCGCCAATAAATACAAGCGGGTCACAGTCTGGCGTGCAATCTATTTCTGATTTAGTGGACGTACCCTTGTTTCAAAACTACTTGCAAGTCTCAGATGCGTCTAACTTTGTTCTTGTTTTTGGTACAAACGCGTTGGGTACAACAACTATAGATCCCATGCTCATTAGATGGTCGGATCAACAAAATCCTTTGGTATGGTATCCCGATATTACCAACCAAGCAGGTGATGTGCGCCTGTCTCACGGGTCTAAAATTGTAACGGCAATTCAAACTCGCCAAGAGATATTTGTAATGACAGATCAGGCGGTTTATTCGCTTCAATACCTTGGGCCACCCTATGTTTGGGGAGTGCAATTGCTCAGTGAAAACATATCTATTATTGGCCCCAACGCCGCCGTGCTTGCGTCTGGCATTGTATATTGGATGGGCATAGATAAGTTTTATATGTATAGCGGCGGTGCGGTAGCTACATTGAATTGCGATCTACGACGCTATGTATTTCAAAATATTAATTATTACCAAAACGAGCAAGTGTATTGCTCAACTGTAGAAGGTTTTAATGAAGTTTGGTGGTTCTATGTGTCAGGAACAGGCACACAAGTTAACAGTTATGTTGTGTATAACTACCTCGAAAAAACATGGTGCTATGGCACAATGGGTCGCACAGCTTGGTTGGACACAACGCTTCAGTCTAATCCTATTGCGGCCACTTATAACGGGTATTTGTGCAATCAAGAAAGTGGTCTTGATGATAATGAGACTGGAACCCCTGCCCCAATAGACGCCTACATCTCTTCTTCTGAGTTTGATATTTCAGACCCAACAGGAGATCATTTTGCTTTTATTACCAAAGTTTTGCCTGACTTGACGTTTGAAAATTCAACGGCCACCAATCCCGTTACCACAATGACAATTCAGTCTTTGACCAACTCAGGGTCTGGCGTTACGCAGGCCGTGCCCAATTCGGTATATAGCGTCAACATTAACGGCAACCCTGAGACATTTACGGGGTATGTGTACACCCGAATCAGAGGACGCCAATTTATATTTAAGATGGAGTCCAATCAACTGGGTACATCGTGGCAATTGGGCGCTCCGAGGTTTGACGCCAGAGCAGATGGGCGCAGATAATGGCAATTAAACCCATCAACCCAACACCGCCAAATCTTCCGTTGGCTCCTTTACAGTACGACCAAGCCATTTCAAATCAATTGGCCAACGTTTTGCGTTTGTATTTTAATCAAACAAATGATGTTTTAAATACACTGGTTGCCGCGTTCATCACCAACACATCCATAACCACAGTAGCTAAACTGCCTACAGCTTCTATGGCAAATGCTGGAAGTAGGACTTTTGTATCAGACGCAACAGTTACAACATTTGGCACTACGGTGGTTGGCGGCGGATCAAATACTGTGCCAATCTACTCCACCGGCACTAGCTGGAACATTGGTTAAATGGTAAACTTCAACTTATTCATGGAGCAAACATGAGCTTCTTAGCAGACCCCATAGGCAACATATCCGGCGCTATCCACGATGTGGGTAAAAGTACCATTGGCAAAATGGCCGAAACGGCGGCGCTTGCATATTTTCTTGGCCCTGCTGGCGCTGGATTGTTGGGTAGCACAGCCGCTTTGGGTGTGGGCGGTGGGCTTACGACCTTGCTAAATGGCGGCAATCTGCAAGATTCCCTTAAAAGTGGTTTGTTAAGTGCAGGCATTGGCTCATTAACTGGCGTTGGTGATACCATTGGCGCTACGGCAATTCCGGGCGGAGCGCCCGTTGGAGAGGGTGCATTTACTCCCGTAGAAGCCCCTCTTCCACAATCCGCGGGTATTGGCGCTGGTGAAGAAATAATACCTAATACACCGCAGACGCCGCCCGTAAATAGTGCGCCTCCCGTACCCGAAGCAGTAAGTCAGCAAGTATCTAACCTATCAAAAACTCCCCTCACTGATCCAAATGCGGGCAGAGCTTTCTATGACCAACTTGGCCCTGATGGTAAACCTCTCAGCGTAACCAAGAGCCTATTGCAAAGCTACGGCAATGCAGGCTTACCCACACAACTTGGAATTGCGGCACTGGCCGCCGCAGGGTTGAAAGCCGCTACTGCCCCACAAAAACTCAATGCCCCCAATATGCCAGACACAAGGTATGTTAAATACTACAACTACGCGCCAATGGGCGGTTACAGTTACCAAGGTCAAACCCCTGCTTTGAAAGCCGCCACAGGCGGTATTGTGGCTTTGGCTCAAGGCGGTGGTGTGCACCACTACGATGATGGCGGTAATGTTAATACAACTTATACGCCTGAACAAATAAACAGCTATATTGCGCAAAATAATTTATCTGGTGCGGCTTTAACAGCCGCTGAACAGCAGTTTGGCGTTTCCCCTGCACAAGTCAATTACGCACAAAGTCTAGCTCAAGGGAACACAGCCACACCGGGCTTATATGTTAATGGAAGCAATGCCGCAGACACTGCTCAAGGCATTGCCCCACCTTCAGGCGCACCAGCCCCCGCATATAACACTTATACGCCCAACCAAATTGCGCAATACATTCAAACAAGTGGTATTAATTTAAATGATCCTGCCGCTATTGCTGCGGCTGAAAAACAATCTAATATTGATCCTGCGGCATATAACGCGTTTTTTACTTCCAGTGCAAATCCATTTTCAGCAGACTATTTAAATAACCCCGCAAATGCAACTGCTGCAAATGTAAGTAATTTTGACAAGCAGTTGGGCACTGCTGGCGCAAATATGGACATCAACAACGCAGTAATGACTGCGTACAAAAATACAGGCGCTACTGAAAATATTGCGGGCAATATAACAGGCAATACTCAGATTGCTAAAGAGATGGATACGTGGAGCGTACCACCTGCACAAATGGCAAAAACTCTTGGTTCGTCTGAAGCAACAATTCAAGCGCTCTACAATCAAGTTAACCCCACCGGTAAATATTCAACTGTACCAAAAACGCCCACCCCCACCCCCACTCCTAGTCCAACCACAATTTCCGGTTTAGGCACAACCACTACACAAAACGGCACAGTACTAAACACATACACACCACCCGGATCAACAACACCAATCACGCTCAACCCAGTTAACCGCACAACCCAGAATGTGAGCACCCCAACTGATATTGCTACTGCGCCTGCTGGTGCTCTGCCTTCAGGTGTTAGCGGTAACAATGCGGCGGTTAATCCCAATGGAACGATTAGCCAAAACCCTAACTTGCCCAATAGACCCGCAGGTGGTTATACCTCTGTACAACAAATGGTGGACGCTGTTACCGCAGGTGGGGGTAGTACGGGTTTTGTACCCAACCAACCTAAAACATTGACAGAGTTTAACGCGCAAAATAACAAGTTGACGGGTCAATCTAAAGCCAACTATGATTATCTGATGGGTTTAAGTAGCGTAAATCCCGCCTTAAACCCCGTAACACCCACAGGCGAGATATCCAAACCATACCAAAGTTCGGTGATGGGTATGCCAATGAGTGAGGTATACAACGTATCTCAACCGTTGATATACGACCAAGCATCGCACACATACAAAGCCAATCCAAAGTACGATGCCGCTTTCAGTGCAACCAAAGATTATTTGGGAACGCCACAAACAGGCTTAACAAATCAAAAAGCCATTGATGCGTTGGGGTATGCGCTTATACCCAACAGTCAAATTTACGGAAAGAAAAACCCTGATGGTACATATACAGGCTTAGACGGCATAAATTATGATGCAGACGGCAAAGCAATTGCTAGTACCGACACCACAAGCACCAATTCTGGGGCGGCTAAAGAAGGTGGTTTAATGGGTCTTGCCGCAGGTGGTATGTCCGTTGGCCATTTAGGAGGGTATTCAGATGGTGGTCGTCTATTGCGAGGCCCAGGCGATGGCGTGTCGGATTCGATACCTGCTACTATTGGTAGCACTGATCCTGAGCCTGCTCGGCTTGCTGACGGTGAGTTTGTGGTTCCTGCTCGGATCGTCTCCGAACTTGGCAATGGCTCTACTGAGGCTGGTGCAAGACAGCTTTACAAAATGATGGATCGCATTCAAAAAGCCCGATCAAAAACAGTTGGTAAAGATCGCGTGGCGGCCAATACCAACGCACACCAATATTTACCTGCATAAGGAACGGTCATGGCAGATACCACAACACCAACAAGTATAACGCAGTACCAAACAGGCTTTGCGCCTGAACTTGCTCCGTATGGTCAAGCAATGCTTGGACAAGCCGCGGCATTAACCAATGTAAACACAAACCCTTACCAACAGTATCAAGGCGAGACGACTGCGCAATTTAGTCCGTTACAACAGCAAGCGTTCAATAACGCGGCTACGATGCAGACTAATCCCGCTTTGGGGCAAGCCACTGCCGCCTCGCAAGCCGCTACGCTTGGGGGGCTTAACACCCAGTACACATACAACCCGTACCAGACGCAGAGTTTTACAAGTCCGGGAATGGCTCAAAGCTACATGAACCCGTATTTGCAAGCATCCCTTGCACCGCAGTTGGCAATTCAACAACAGCAACAAGGCGCGGCACAACAAACTCAAAATGCACAAGCCGCCCAAGCCGGGGCTTTTGGCGGTTCACGCGCTGGTGTACAGGCGGCGGCTACGGGCCTAAGTAATCAACTTGCCAATCAAAATTTAATTGGCCAAGGCTACAACACCGCCTATAACCAAGGCGCACAACAGTTCAATACCGAACAAGGGGCGGGCCAACAAGCGGCTAACCTCAATGCTCAACAAGGCCAGTTTGGTGCTAATCTTGGACTGCAAGGCTTAAATACAGCGCTTCAGGGAGCTAATACAACTGGCACGCTGGCCAATAATCAGTACAATCAAAACATGGGGATCAATGCCTTGCAAGCTCAGTACGGTGGCGTACAACAACAGCAGATGCAAAACATTGATAATACCGCACAGCAGAATTTTCTTAACGCTCAGAACTATCCATACCAGCAGTTGAACTTCATGTCCAACTTGGTTCGTGGTTTACCAATGACTCAGCAATCTGCATCTGTGTATCAAGCACCTCCAAGTACGTTGTCTCAAGTGGCAGGCGCGGGTTTGACTGCCGCAGCTTTGTTAAAAGCCAAAGGCGGGGCAATTAAAAAATCAAATGGCCTGATGGACTTGGCACTAAAAAAAATGGAGCCTGAGAATGTTTAATGTTCCTCAAATCCAAGCCCGCTTAAAGGGCATGAATCAGCAACAGCTTTTTCAAGAAGGCCAAGCCAATCAGAATGACGCTTTAATGTTTTCGTTGGTCAACAATGAGAATATGAACCGCCAAAAAGCCAAACAAGCAATGATGGCACAACAAGCAGGCCAGCAGCAGCCACCTGTCAAACAACAAGATTTGATGGCAATGGCTCCTACTCCTGCGCCTAACATGGGCGCTGGTATCCCTTTGCAAGGTGCTGGTTCTCCGCAACAAATGGGGCAGAACCAACTGCCTGAAGAACAAGGTATTGGCGCCTTGCCTGCACCAAATTTAACCAAACTGGCGGGTGGCGGTATTACTGGGTATGCGGACGAGGGTCTGGTTAATAAAGATCCTAAACAAGTGTTTGCTCAGCAATACCAAGGACTTGCTACGCAAGTTGCGCAACAATTGGGTGTTAGTCCCGGCGTTGTTATTGCGCACTGGGGTCAAGAATCTGCATGGGGTAAAAAACCTGTTGGCCAGTACAACTTTGGAAACATCAAAGACTTTTCAGGCAAAGGCACTAAAGCGTTTGATAAATCTGAAAAAAGCACATCTGCTTATCGTAACTACGATGATCCACAGGATTTTGCCAATGACTATGTGGATCAAATTAAACGGAATTTTCCAAAAGCTGTTGGCGCGGGTTCGGACATTCGTGCTTTTTCATCGGGCCTACAAAACGGAAGACTCGGACAGTACGCATCTGATGCTAACTACGGCAAACACTTGACAAGTACGTTTAATAGCATCCTGCCCTTTAGCCCTGCACAAGCGGAAACAGTACCCGGTGCACAACCAAAAGCAACCGCACCTGTTTCTTCAGCATCCATGATACCCGGACAAAGTGTGAAAGCTCCGGCATATGTGGCGCCACAAAAAGGTTTCTTTGGAAACATGGCGGACAAAATGGGTATTTCTGAAGATACCCAAATGAATCTTGGCAATTTAGCCAATGCGGCGGCGGGTGCTACGGGCGCTACTTTTATTCCAAGTTATTTGCCTAGAGTAGGGTTAGGTCTTGCCGGATTGGGTGAAAAAATATACAGCAAGTTTGCGCCTGAAGCAGGTGCAGTTGGTCAAAAAGGTATAGCTGAATTACAAGCGGCAAACAAAGCGGCGCAAGTAGAAAAAGGTGTGCAAGGCGCACAAGAGGCGGGCTCAACGCTAGAAGAACAAGATTACATCCGTAAAATGATGGAAGCTAATCAGCAAGCACAATTACCCAGCAAGGCGCTTGAACTTCAAAACGCATCTACTGTAAGACAGGCTACTGAAGCCGCGCGTATGCTTGAAGGTGCTAATGCCGCTAGAGCCACCGCCGCTGGAACAGCAGGGGTTGCTGATCTTTCAAATGCAATGGCGCAACCATCGACACCCACCACCGCACCCGTTGCTTCCACCACAACGCCAAACTACGATGCAATGACGGAAGAAGCCGACAGAGAGTTTGGGCCTAAACTACAAGGCACGCCTACAGTACCTTCTATAAGTGATATAACCAAAACAGTCACCAAGCCCGAAGGCGGTAGGGACTGGAACGATATGCTGTTGAATCTTGGCCTTGGGTTGATGGCAGGGCAGTCTCCATATGCTTTACAGAACCTTGGTACCGCCGGTTTGGGCGCTTTGAAAGCAGACCGCGAACAGAAAAATCAAGCCATGCAAGACGCGTATTTAAAAGCCAAAACATTGGAGACTATGAACGCCTCTGATCCTGAATGGCTTAAACAAATGGCTGAACTTAAACGTGAGAAATTTGATCCACTTTCTGCGTACAATCAGTACATTCTTTCTCATCAAAAGCTTGCAGCCACCCCTGGCGCAGAAGTTGGCGCATTAATGAATTACCCTGATTTTGTTAGGCAGTTTCCAATGGCCACTTCTGCTCCTCCCCAAGGCGCTAACTTACGGGCAAAATAATTATGGCTGAACAACAGTACGTCCAACTACCCGATAATTCATATTACCCTCTCAGCAAAGGGGAAAGTGCGGCGCAAGCGTATGCAGTGGCTATGCAAAAATACCCCGAAGCGTTTGCCACAAAAGCTGTTGAAGCTGAAAAACCAAAAGCAGACACTGGTCTTCTGTCTGAACTTGGCGCAGGGTTTAGGGGCGGTGCAGGGTCAGCATTGTCGGGTTTGGGCGAACTGACAGGGCTGGAAGGGCTACGCGCCTATGGTGAAAAGCAAAAAGCCAAAGCCGCTGAAACGCCCGAAGCTGAAGGTATTTTGGGCGATGTCGCTCGTGGTGCGGGTAGTATGGCTGGGCGGTTTGGGGCTCCGGTACTAGCAGGTATTGGGGCTACGGCCTTGTTGCCTGAAGCAATAGCATCCGCGCCTATCGTTGGTGCGTTAACCGCAGGGCGTCTTGCGGGAGCCGCAGGCTTTGCCGCGGTAGATGCGCCTACTAACATTGGTGAACATTTACAAGCTCAAAAAGCGGCGGGTCAAGAACCCAACATAGCCAAAGCCATTGCCGTGGGCGTTGGCCAGACTGCGCTTAATTTGTTGGGTGGTGAAGTCATTTCTAGCCCAATGCGGAGCATCTTGGGTAAGACCGCCGCAGAACAAGCATCCGCTTTTGTGCCTGATATTCTTGCAGGCAAGATGACTGCGGAAGAAGCATCCAAGCAAGTGGGCGGATTTTTACGTAACTTTCTCCAAGGCACAGCGCAGAACGCGGCTGTAGGTACAGGTTTGATGGCAGGCAGTGAGGCTATGACCCGTGCAGGGCTCGGCCAAGATGTGACTTCTCCTCAAGCCATTGAGCAGTATATGGGCGCAGGCAAGTCTGCATTGGAGATGGCGCCGTTATTTGGTGCATTCCACGCTTACGGCGCTCGGGGTCAAGCCAGAGGTATTTTGGGTCAAGCGGAAGAAGCTCGCCAAGTGGGCGAGTCACAGAAAGCTGCACAGGCAGCATCTCTTGAAGCACAAAGAGTAGCTGATGAAGAAGCAAAAGCCGAAGCCCATAGACAAACGCCTGCATACGCTATAGATATTGGTAAACAATACGATGAAGCGTTGGCTAAACGTGATGAAATGCTTGCGGGTTTGGTTAAGCCTGAGAAAAGTGCTGACCCTGCCACTAGAGCGCAGTATGTGGCTGACCTCCAAGCTGTTAGAGAACATACTAAAAACACGTTGATGCCTTTGGTTCCTGAGTACAACCGTACTCGGGCATTGCGCAAACAAGAATTAGACAAACAACAAGCCGAAGCAGAAGCGCAGAAACAAGCTGATGCGCTTAAAGAACAGCAACGTCAAGCGGCTATTGAACAGCAAGCGGCGGGTATGCCCCAAGATGCACAAACTCTTGCATACCACCAAGAAACTCAAGGCACATTGCCCGGCATCGAGCCTGCGCCGAAAGCACCTGCACCCCCTAAAGCAGGCCCAACACCTGCGGAACTGTACGCACACTTGCAGTACTTGCAACGTCTTAAAGATGACCATCAAGCACAAGAACGTGAGATTGGCGTTAGTGGGGATTTAGATGCTTTTGAAGAATTTTCCAAACAGACCAATGCCGTTAATAAAGCATACGCTGATACAGAGAAAGCATTGAAAGATGCGGGTGGTTTTAACGAAAACGAACCCCACCCCGCTCTTGCCGCACACGATGCTTACAATAAAGCGTACGACGAGTTCCATGCAAAGAGCAACATGGGCAGTGAAGAGGGCTACGACCGAGATAAAGCCCTGAAACTTTTGCCTAAAGTTAAGGCCGCAAAGGCGCATTTAGATGCAATCGTTGCCGAGCATGGCGAAGCGCCTGAAGCCGTACAACAACGCTTTGACTTTGGCCCTGAAGACAGAACGAACTACTTAGAGCCAAGAGCGGAATTTGCCGCACGCGTCTACAAGCCCGGTGCTCCTGAAGCAGAAGCCCAAGAGCAGGCTTTTATTGAAGAAGCTCGCCGTAGAGACGACGAAGAAAACGCACGCCTTGCCAAAGTTAATCCAGAAATTAGTGCCTTGGGCGCTATGGGGCTTAGGAAAAACCCTGAGTTACGTGCGGCAAATGAACTTGAGAATGCACGCATTCTTAAAGGTATGCCCGAAAGACAAGCCAAATTGGCGGGGGCAGAACAACAAGATTTGTTTGGCACAGGTAATGTTTTAAACGAACCTAAAGAATTGCCCAAAAAGACACGCCCTGAAGATCGGTTGTATCGTCAGTTGGAAAGGGCATTTGCCGAAGACCCCAGCAGATGGTTACCTGAACAGCGCAGACTTCTTGAGCGCGTATCCGAAAACTTGGATGTCATTGAACTAAGTCCCAAGCGCATGGAAATGGTGTCGGATTGGCTATACCACATTGACCATAATCGGTCGATGGAAAAGCTGGCTACCAAAGAAGGATTAAAGTACGTTAAGCGTGAAGACTTCCGCGCCAAAGAACTGACGGCAGAACTTGATCGCATGGAAGAGGGCAAGCGCTCGGAGACCGAGGGCGGTAAGACTGCGGTGCAAGGCGAACTTAAACTTGGCGAAACTACCGAAGCCAAAGGCCGACTGTTCAATACTCCCCAAGAATTCCAAGCGTATTTGGCAGGAGATGCGCTCAATGATATGCGCCGTTCAATGGGGCTTGTTCACCAAACAATGTCTAGGATCAGCCAACGTGTTGCGCCTATGCAGGCCAGAGCCGAAAGTCTTTTAAAGCAAGTAACGGGTTTACAAACGCAGTACGAGAAACTGAAAGAAGCTAAAGGCACAGAGATTGCCGACGCCAATAAGATGGTGCTTGACGCCAAGAAACGCCAGTCAGCGTTGACTCAGCGTTTGGATGAAGAGTTAAAAGATTTGCAAGCGGCGTACATCAAAGCCAAGACTGAGTTTGACTTTGCTGTTCAAACATCCCACGATATCAGCAAGAATTTTGCCGCCAATGAAATTGGCGAGTTGGCCGATAAGGTAGTTGCCGCTAAAGCGGCAATGATGCAGGCAATGAAAAAGCCCGCCACCAAAAGCAACTGGGATGCAATGCGAGCCGAACAAGCCAAGGTGGTTGCCGCTGTTCGTGAACACCGCAACTACTTAAATAGAATGCACCGTGACCCAGAAGGGTTCTTGAACCGTGACTTGGATTTCCAATTGCAGTTACAGCATGAGCTTGACTCAATGGGCGCGCTACAACACAATTTGACCGCCGCTAAGTTTGACTTGGACATGGCTGTTGAGAAGCAACAACGTAGCCGCAAAAACAAAGCAGAAGCCAAAGCATCTGCAACAGAACTTGAAACAGCAGAAAAAATTAAAGCTGAAGCGGTAGCCGCCAATGAAGCGCGAGACAAAGAAGCCGCTGAAATAATTGAACAAATTAAATCTTTAGACGACCGCCGTAGAAACCTACAACGAGTTGTTGATGAGCATTTGGGTCGTAGCAAAGCAGTTGCAAGCGAGCGTGCTGGCCCTGCTTTGGTGGAGTCTCAAGCGGAACGCGAGCTTAAAGATGGCGCGGCGCGCATTAAAGAACAGCAAAGTTTGGAAAGACTTGAAGCATTGCCGGGTGAAGAAATTTCTTTTGAGCCTCGCCGCAAAGTCTTGGATAAACTTAATATTACGCCTGACCATTTGGAAGCGCTTGATGAAAGTATTAAAGATGCCGATCAAGTAGTTAAGCACATTGAGGCGCTTAATGTTAAACGCCGAGTTGAGATTGAAGAAAAACAAAAACAAAAAGCCGGTACAAAAGATACAACGGTAAAAGAAGAAATTGAAAAAGACATTGCTAAGCGTCAAGAAGGTATTGTCAAGGGCAATGAAGACATTCAAAAAATTGAAAAGATTAAAGAGGATTTGCACGCTGAGATTGTAAACAAGACCGCAGATGTAACAAAGTACAACGAGTTGCTTTCTAATGATCCCGAGATTGCCAATGCGGCGCTTAAAATAGTGCATGATCGCATACCCAAAGTACTGAAGTTGATTGAAACGGTTCAAAGTCGTTTAAAAGAAACTGACGTCAAGCCTTCCGTTAAAGCTAGCCGTGTTCGGGATTTGCGCAATTACAAAAAAGAACTTGCAGAATTGGAAGCCAAAGCCAATTTAATGCGCGGTATTGAGCGCAGGCCAGTTGGCGGTAGTAAAGAAATGCTGAAGACCGAGGCGGTGGAAGCGGGTACTAGATTGCCTTCAAGGGTTATTGGCCCCGTGGTCAAGCCTGTTGTAACTGCGGGTAATATCCGCACTGGGGAAGGCACAACTGTATCCGAGCGCAAACTACCTCCTAAAAATAAAGCCACACAAGCTGGTGAAAAACGTGGCCTGACATCTACGCAAGCACAACGCGGCGCTAATAAAGACATTGAAAAAGGCTTGTTTAAAAACGTTGAGAAAACGCCTCAAGAACCCGTCAGTGGCAAGTACACTGCCGAGCAACGTCCCAAAATTGCACCAAAGAAAAAAACCAACAATGATCTTTTGTTGGAACACGATGCTTTAACAGACGAAATTGCAGAGAACGAACGGAAACTCCATCAAGCGGAAATGGATGACGACAATGAAGCGGCGACCAAATATGAAGCGCTAGGCGTTGAGTTGGAGAAAAAGCTCGAACAAGTTGAAGAGCAAATGGATCAGCACAAGCCCACAGTATTGCGCACTTCCACCAAGCAAGGCGCTGGCATGAAAGCGGAAACCATTAAAAATATGGTTGACCGCATGACCCATGAGTGGGAGAAAATGCCTGATGTTGAGATCGTAGACACTGAGAAAGATTTGCCAGAGCACATTCGGAACCAGTTAACGAAAGACGAGAAAACAGGTTTAGTTCCCGGCTTATACGACCCGACTACCAAGAAAGTGTATCTTATTGCATCAAACTTGCACGACCAACAAGATGTAGTGCTGACTGTCTTGCACGAGATTGCAGGACACCACGGACTGCGTGAACTGCTTGGTGATACGTACGAGAGTACGATGAACAAAATGTACGAAGGCAACAAAGCGCTACGTGAAAAAGTAGACGCTCGCATGAAAGCAGAGCCTAAGTTGTCTCGTGAGATAGCGGTTGAAGAGACACTTGCTGACATGGCAGAAGAAGCCCCAAGAGCCAACGAACGTGGGCAAAATGTCTTTCGCAGAATTGGCTATGCAATTAAACAATGGATTGCCAAGATGTTTGGCATCACCCACGTATCAGATGAAGAAGTTCTACAACTCGTTGCAAACGCACGACGCTATGTCAAAAAAGGCTTGGGCGCGGCAGGAGGTGAGTCTGGGTTCCGTCATTTTTTATATAGGACAACTCCAGAGTACGGCGCTAAAACGCCCCTTACTGAATTTACAAACAAGGTAGTTGCGCAACCGAAGACTTGGCGTGAGAAGTTGGGAAACTTTGCGTGGCTCCAAGCTGAGATGAACAACGTGGACATGCGGGCAGGTGTGCGGGAAGCTCTGCGCCTTGGCGCTAAAGCTACGGGGGATAGCCGTTCCTACGAGCAAGCCATGTACAACATTACCAAGGCCGACCAAAAGAGCTCGTTCACTAGATCGGTTCTTTTGAATGGTGGCCCCATTTTGTACACCGATGAAAAAGGTTTCCGTGGTGTTAAGGCTGCTGGCGGTGTGACTTACATGGATATCATGAAGCCTATATCCGACATCCCAGGCGGCAATGCCAGAGGCAAGATAGATCAAGCTACCGCTTATTTTATTGCGGTGCGCGCAGGCAATAAAGGTTTGGCTAAATTAGATCTTGGCGCTTTGGGCGTGACGGAAGCTGAGTTAAAAGCTGTTAAAGATACTGTTGATGCCGACCCAAGACTTAAAGCTGCATTGGAAAAGTCACGCTCGGCTTACAATGAGTACAACAAAAACTTAATTAACTGGCTTGCGTCTACTGGCGCTATACCCAAGGGCGTTGCTGAACAGTTGCTTAAAGAAGGCGATTACGTTCCGTTTTACCGCATTAAAGAAAACGGCCAAGCCGATCTAGTGTTTAGCTCTGCTGTGACCATCAACATTGGGGACATCCGTCATCAGCCTTATTTGCATGAACTCAAAGGCGGTGAGACCAAAATCATGCCGCTTGATGAATCCATTCAGCGCAACACCACATTAATTGTAGACAAAGGCTTAACCAACTTGGCGGTCAAGAACACCGCATATGCCATGCAAAAGTTTGGTGAAGGCCACGGGCCAGTGAACCCCATCACAGGCAAGCGCGAGAATCTGATGCCAATTCACAGGGGTCATGGCCCTGCTGATCCCAATATTATTCGCTTTAATCAAGAACCTGATCCTGCTGTCAAAGACGACACAGGCGAGCGTTGGTTAAAGATTAAGACTGACGGCACTGTGCTTGGCGGTATTCCTGCGGAGATTGTTATCCAAAGTTTGGAAGGCGCGCATTTAACTTTGCCCGCATTTCTAAAACTAGGCGGTCTTTTTGGGGATGTGTTGCGCTCTGGCGTGACGCGCTCACCGTTGTATGCTTTGCGCCAGTTGATTAAAGATCCGATGTCTATGGCCTTTACTGGCGGGTTGGACTACGGCCCACTGCGAGCTGTGCTCAAAGCAGGTACAGCGTTCATTGACATGAGTCGTGGAGACAGCAAAACAGAAGCCAAACTAATTGAAAAAGGTTTGATTCAAAGTGGAATCTTTACGGGCGATCAAAGCGATATGGCCAAGTTTGCTTTGCAATTGGCAAGCGGTAAGGATGCGAACGCGATAACCCGACTGTTTGCTATGGCCGACAGAGTGGCAATGCGCGCTGACTCTGCAACCCGTGTATTGGTTTATGAGAATGCCATTAAGAGAGGGCTGTCCGAGACGCAAGCGGATATGTTCACAATGGAATCCATGAACTACTACAAGCGCGGTTTGTCTCCCACGTTGCAGTACGCCAACCGCATGATACCTTTCTTTAACTCGCAGATTCAGGGCTTGAACGTACTGTACAAGGCAGCGCGTGGTCAGATGCCTTACGAAGAGCAGTTAAAGATTAAACAAAAATTCATGAACAATGCCATGATGCTGATGGGCGCGGGCTTGGTTTATGGTATGGCCATGCAAGACGACGAGTACTACATGAACGCCAAGCCGAAGGATCGCTACAGCAACTTCTTCTTACACTTGCCCGGCCTTGATGAGCCAATGAAATTGCCTTTGCCTTATGAAGCAGGCTATTTCTTCTCAGCCGCAGTTGCCGCAGTGGATGCAATGGTTGGTAAAACCGATACCAAGCAACAACTCAAGGCGCTTAAAGATATGTTCTTGAACTCTGTGCCGGGCTACACTTCGGACTTTATACCGCAGATAGCCAAGCCTGCTTTTGAAGTTGCGTTCAACCACGACTTTTATACGGGCGACAATATCGAGTCCAACAGTATGCAACGCAAGAGCATCGATGAGCGCTACAACAATGCGACTACTGAGTGGGCTAAAGCCATGTCCAAAGCGATCCCTGTGTTGTCACCAATTCAAACTGACTACATAGTCAAGGGTTACTTAGGCCAGTTGCCTATTGCCGCCCTGAAAGCGGCGGATGGCTTGTTCAAACCCGCAGAGACAGGCGAGAAACCTGCTATGCGCGCGTCAGACTTGCCTATCATTGGCGGGCAGTTCCAACGCAAATATGGCGGTGCAGAGACCGATGTCGTATATGGGCTGGCCAAACAAGCTACTGAAGCGTCTGACTCCTACAAGAGTCTACTAAAACAAGGCCGAAGAGATGACGCCAAAGAGTATCTTGAAAATCATCGCGGGGAGATTTACGCGGCGGGCGCTTCAAGAAGGTTTGAAAAAGTCATGGGCGCATTGCGTCTTCAAGAAGATATTGCTCGCTCCAATAAAAACATGACGCCTGATGAGAAGCGTGCAAAGCTCGATAGCTTGGATGCGTTAAAGCAAAAAGAAGCAAACTTGTTTATGAAAGCTATTAAGGACGCAGAGGCCCGCGGTGAAAAAGCACCCCAATTAGCCCTGCCCTAATACCGACAGTGGCCTTGGCATCGAACAGCCTGTAGTGCAAAGCGGATTGGAGACCGTTAGTTTTAACGGTCTCCACATCTAGGCAAGGGATAAAAAATCCCTGCCCTTTCTTAAGATGCTTCCACGGAAGGCGCATCGTCTTCTTCTCTTCTTGAGATTTTCATAACTGCCACACGCATTTGCGGGCCATTGGTCTTGGACATCAAGTCCTTCTTGGGGAGATACGCCACAGAGTACTGGCGCTCCATCTGCTTCTTAAAGTCCGCGTAACCAAAGCTCATGGAAGAACAGAATGATCGGAGCAAGCGCTCTTCAATATAGAAGTCCTTGCACCCTGCGGTAATGCCGTTTTCCACACGCCCCATCACGCTAGACTTGGTGGTTGATCTGTCGATTGCAGAACCATCCCCCATATACGATGCGGCTTTCTCTCCATAGTTAACAACCACAAACTTACCCCAAAACTCCCTGATGAAGCCGTTGAGCACATCCTCGGCTGTTCGCTTATTGCCTTTGATGTTAGCGCGCATATATTCAATGCGCTTGTGTAAAGAGTTGATGATCGCATCCATTGGAAACTCTGCGATGCCCGCGTGCTTAGTGTTCATAGTAATACCCGCCGCAATGATTGTCCCAATACCCGCCATCCAAAAGCGCTCGTCGTTTGATGCTTTGAACTCCACGTACATATTACGCACACACTCTGGTACCAGCTTGGCTAAATAGGGCGTATTGTCCACCATGTACTGCACAAGCGCATCCCCTGCCACAGCGTAATTGTTGGCTAAAGACTTAAGTATCTCGATCTCTGACGGCTCCCAAGTCAGCTCTTCATCCATCACAAACTCGATTAAACGCCGTAATTCACCTTCAGCCGAGTGTTTTCTCTCGCCCGTCAGCTTGTCCACAATGTGCGTGTTTGAGGACATGATCGCATTGGTCATCCATGTGGACAAGTTGATGCGCTCTTTATTCGAGCCCGACTCCATGCGCTCTTTACCACGGCCTTCAGTCATGTCCAATAAAAACTCAGGAAACCATTCAAAGTCATTTCTGTTCTTGGAAGTAATCTCGTCTGTTATCAATGGGCAATTGTTGAGTAGTCCAAGTCGCTGTTGCATGGCCACGGGAGAAGTCCCTTTACCTGTACGATAGTGCACAGGGTGACCCCAAATAGAAGCCGCGCCTTCAAGAGCAAGTGACTTACCTGTCCCCGACTCAGTGCTTCCGCAATGATACGTAAGACCATAAAACCCCGTAAACCGCATGAGGGGAGCGCCTGCACCCGCAAGAATGACCGCAAGGTGGTCATACATTTTCTTTCGTATAAAGAGGTTAATAACTTCACGCCAGTTCTCTAGCGTGCCTGTGGGTTGTGTATTGGCTACGATATTCTCTAAGCCGGGCATGGGCACGGGTACTGGCTCGCTGTCCTTAGAATATATCTTACCTGCAAACACAAAACTTTCATCAGCTTGCCAACCATAGCTTGATGGAACATCGATGGGGGATTTTTCTGTACTCATTTTTTCTACGCACGCCCTTATGTAAGCCGCTAAATTGTTATCGTTACCTGCACCAAAAGCGGCCACAATGTTTTGGCTCGCCAATGATTTGACTGTCTCATCCTTGCTTACCACCGCCTTCTGCGGTAGTGTGACTGTCTGCGCGCCATTGGTACGCAAGGCAAGCATATGGACTGTGTGTTCGCCTGCGTTATGCAAGATGTCTACGGGAAACAAGTCGTACGGCAGTATCATCACTTGTCTCACCATTTTGTTGCCGTGTGCATCTTCGTCTTCTTTTTCCATGAACACGCCACCCCTAACGCCATACGCGTAGCCTCTTGGGGTTTCGGGTCTCTGTACTTTGGTTGTCTCCTCTTTACCATTTGTTACCGCGGTGAGTTCAATTGTTTTCTCAGTGGTGGTCACCGCTGTGGATCGCCCCAAGATTAAGGGGTTGGTGATCTTACCCCAGTGAATACAACTTGGACATACCCCCGGGTTTTCACCATCTAACTTAGTGCATGGATATGGGCCTTTGATTTGGCTTAACTTCTCGTGCATTCTGTCGTGTGAGTACGGGTGCATATCACTCAACCAGATTGCTGCCCTTGCGCCATCATCACACTTCTGTGCAAGACTTAACAAACCACGCCACAAAGGTTCCATGCCATCATCACTAGCGTTGTTAACATAATGGTCGAGTTGATTACACCCGCCACCCTGCGCAGTCAGCTTAATGATTTTGCCAAACTTAGTGCTTGAGTTCTCAAAGAGTTTGACACTGGTCGCCCCCACGGGAGCAACGCCAGGCAGTACCAACGAGGTGCTCGGCTTTGTCTTGGGCAAAGTTTCATACGCCGTGCCTACTAGCTTTTGGGTTATCAGCGCCCTGAAGTCTTCAAAGTCAAAGAAGTCGCCCTCGTTCTTGAAACGCACGTTAGTCACCTCTCGTACGCGCTTGTCACCCTTGACGCCGTTGTTGAGCGTATCAGGCACACGCAGTACACGAGACGCATCTCCCGTCACCGTTGGATCAATGGCTAGCTTGTGTTGAAAGCACAAGCGCTTGAAGCCTTGGGCTACGGGTTCCCACTCTGATTTGGGCACAGCTTCTTTCAAAGGCCAGTAAGCGTGAACGCCACCGCCCGATGCCACTAGCCAAGGGCTACCCATGTCACTCAGCCCAATCACATCGCAAAAATCAATGATTGCTTTAGCCGCCGCTTGCGCATTGGGGTAAGCCTTCTCTTTGATAATGCCCTGCTCGTTGGGCAAGTCCTTGGGATGATTACAGTCTACGTCAATGGCAACACACTTGACCATTTGTACATTAGTTTGAACGCGTTTCTTCTCGCTACCAAATGTACCAAGGGCAAAGTAAATGTCGTAGTTGCGGTTTTTCCATGTGTCCAGTTTTTCTTGCGCTTCTTCTAATGTGTCAACATAGAAGTGTTCTTTTTTCTTGGTGAGTTCTACCACGCAATAGCGTCCGTTACCCGGTGGCGGTAGAACCGCCGCCATAAACTCTAGCGGTTCCATTCATTTCCTTTGGGGTTATTTGAAAAGGTCTAGCTGACCTTCTTGGGGATAAGGCACTGCTTGCTGTACATCCGCTTGAATAAAGCGTTTGAGTAGCTCTTCTTGGTAGTTGACGGGCATACCATTGGGCGAGTGCAACAGGCTTTCTCCGTGCCTGATTAGTTCTTGGTTACTGAGGGATCGAGGTTGTATTCCTGACATATTCTTCTCCATGCTTCGTCTGCTGTTTTTGAGCTAGACATAATTTTTGTTAAAAGTTCTACCCTGTTTTGATACGCAACAAAGACATCCTTACCTTCAAACCAGTTGTACACAGTTTGTCGGGTGACTCCAAGCACATATGCAATTTTTGTAACAGGAAAGTCCAAATGAATAGCCCAACGCCCAAGAGTACTCCCAAGAGTTTTAGGCGACTGGGCTACAAGATTTACAATTTTGTCTGAGTACGGCATTGTTCTACTTTAAAGGCGGGGGTAACGTGGTCATCAAACCAGAGGAAACGCAATCGTGGATGTGTGAGCGAAAGGTTAACGAGATGCAAAAATTCAAAGAAAAACACCCCGACCCACGCATTGCGACCGCTCCTGTTACCCCCTAAACTTATTTACTCATCGTCCCAATCAGACACGATGTCCGCGAGCTTGCTCTTCTTTGCAGGCACAGCGCTTGGCTTGGCCGTTTCCTTGCGGACTTCAGGCTCTTCGTCAGCTTCAGCAGTGGGCTCAACACGGGGTTTCTTCGCGGCCTTGGGCACGGGTAGTTCCTCGGCTTCAGCTTCAACGACAAGCGGTGTACCTGCAAGCGCTAGAGGTTTGCCCTTCACGCCATCAGCTTGGGCAACAGTCATGTTGACTGCGGCTTCAGCTTCCTTGGTGTTGCCCTTGGCTTTGCCCAACTCATACTCAACCTGAGTCAACCAACGCGTTGGGGAGAACAACAACTTGGGACTCTCGGCTTTGGTGTCGAACTTCATGCGAGTGACAACCATCTCCACGTTGACGGGTGGGGATGCCAATGCCAAGTGGCGAACATACGCTTGGAGCGCACGCTTGTCGCCGTCTTCCTTACCGAAGATCGATGTGGCGGGCAGAGTTAACTGCAACACATCATCGGGATTATCGGCAAGCACTACAGCCAAGCGCTGTTGGTAACGGCAAGCACGGCTATTACCCTGCCCCGATCCGGCTACGTTGTTCTTACAAGTCATGCAAGACACGGCTTGCTTTGCGCTTGCTGTTGCGTCAGGTGTCTCACCATCGTTAGACCAACAATCGGGGCCTGTGATATTTTCCGCATCGTAAGACTTGGCATAGTACACACGGCTCACCTTTGGGGCGGCTTTGATAATGATGACATCGAGGTGGCGCTCATCGATAGAGGCCATCTCCTTACCACCTGCAACTAAGCGAAAGACTCCACCCTTGATCGAGATGCGCTTCGTGGTATTACCCAAAGCACCGCCCAGTAGGGCGCGTGAAGTTTCAGATAGCTCGCCTGATTGAGCGAACGCGGGGGCTTGGGAGGGGTTGAAAAGAGCTACATTGCTCATGGTGTTTCCTTAGTTGGTGGGTTTAGTTACGCGTATCTCAAACTCTGACATAGAGTTCAAGCCCGGGGGAACGAGACCCGGGTTCTCGTCGATAAACTTGGCCATGTTAGCCTGTGCGATGCGCTTCTCAAGCAAGTCCACGACTTCATGCTCAACGACAAAGCGTTTGAATGAGTCCCAGTCCTGTGTTGAATAGCGCGTCTTGGTCACAAGGCTTACTGTACCAAAGCTCGTCTTAACAGATGTCTGCCCGTTGGCTTTCATCTGATCCTTTAGCGCAAACTTGATTTGCTCTTGCTGTGCTTTGAGTTCTTCAAGTTGCGTATCATACGCCTGTGTAAGCGTATCCATGTGTTCTTTTATCTTGCGATAAATCTTGGTCAGTTTGTCGAAAGGTACTTCACTTAAATCAGTTTCCATTTACTTCTCCGTTTGTTGTTATTGTCAAGTGTTAGACATTGTATATTAAATTTTTGCTACATGGCAACCCCTTTTTAATATTTAATTTCGTTCTCGAACATCTGGGTGATAAGTAAGTTATCACTCACCTTGGCACTCAAAGCCTTGAACATCTTCTTCTCAATGGGCGAGCCCTCGATGTGGATCACCGTGACCTTATCCGAGTCTTGCCCCTTGCGATCAGCCCGCGCTATGGCCTGTGTGTACTGCTCCACGCTCATCAATGGGCCATAGAACACCACTGTATCCGCTCTCGTTAATGTGATCCCGTGTGCCGTGGCTTGGGGTTGCATAACAAGTACCCTAGGGTTTTCCTCATTCTGGAATCTCCTAATGATGTCCGAGCGTTTAGGTGGGGATACCGCGCCATTGATGAACTCTGCGGCAATACCGCGCTTGAGCAAGTGCGCATGGATTGTGGATATCGTTGAGCGGAACATGGCAAACACAATGACTTTGCGATCCGTCTCTTCGAGTATCTCTTCCAACACACCGAGCCTTGGCGCAGAGTCAAACTCCACCACTTCGTTGTCATCGGTATAAGCCGCACCGCAACTGATCTGCAAGAGCTTACTCACAGCAACCGCCGCATTGACTGCGCTGATCGTCTCGCCTGCGGCTTGCACAAGCATCTGCTCTTTAAGCAGGTTGTAGTACTTGGCTTGCTGTGGGGTGAGCGGTACTTCGCGGGTCATGGTGAGCACTGGCGGTAAGTCCAAGCATTGATCCTTGGTGAACCTGATTGCAGGTTGTAGCGCTTCATGCACTACGTCTTTGGCTTCGGGCTTTGGAGCCCACTTGTACATGGTCATCTTGTTCATAACCTTGTCACGCCAACCCGTATAGAACATCGGCACGCCCGTGGGATTCACGAGCTTGGCAAGTCCATACGCATCCACAGGCGACTGTGCGGCGGGTGTCCCCGTCATCATCCACAAGTGTGTGTCGGGCTTGATGATTGACTTCAATGCCTTCCACCGCTTGGTGGTCACCGTCTTGTAGGCGTTAGCCTCATCCACGATCACAAGATCAAAGCGCCCATCATTGTTAACCTCATTGGCAATCAGATTCAAACCATCGTAGTTTGTGATGACGAACTCATAGTTCTGCTGAATCATCTCGATCCTGCGGGTAGCCTGCGCATGGTGCGCGACAACGGCAGAGCGATGGATAACACTGTTGTTCAAGTCTGATAACCATGCAGCTTGCATGATGGATAGGGGGCAGAGAATCAAGCAACGCCTGACATCCCCACGATTCATCAAGTAGTCAGCCGCCCATAGTGCGGATAGCGTCTTGCCTGTGCCCGGCTCGGAGAATACAAACGCACGTTTGTGCATGGTCAAGAACGCAGAGGTTTCAACCTGATGCGCCATTGGTTTGAATCGACCCGGCCATGTGTAGCGCCTAGTGATGGGCGAGGGTACGTCTTTGACACCTAAGTTTCTTAGAACGCGACACTCATCCAACCCCCAGTACACCGCCACCTCGTACCCATCATCTAGCTCAAAGACCTTGTGTTTTGGAATGATGCTGTATTTGGCTGGGTTTCTTGTGCGGAACACCAGAGCTTTATCTTCCACAATTTGCATCATTTATTGTCGCCCTGATTGGCGCTCTTGGCTCTTAGTCTCAAGTTGCCAGGCACAGTCTTACCACCTGCGCGCAGGGGTTTGATGTGGTCAATGTCTTTGCCCTTGCGGTCAATCTTCTCCTTGTCGTAGAGTTGTCTTGCTTTTTGGCGCTCGATCTGATCGGCTGTCTCGCCACTTTTCTTTTGCAATTTGTATGCGTGCTTGTAGTCACGCTTGCCGTTAACTTGCGTCATTTTATTTCCTTAATGTTTTGGATGATGCTCACACGTTGTCACAGGACACCACGGGCACAGGGGCGTGGGCTTTGCGTTCCATACTCCTGTAGCGTGGGCTTGTTCGATCCGTGCAACTCGTTGGCGGTACTGCCACCACTCTCCTTCGGCTTGCTCCACCGTCATGCTGTGCTTGACCATATCTTCTTTGACTACAAACAGCAGGGCTGAGTTGACCTTTCTAATGTGGGGCATATGTGCAAAGACCATGATGGACATGAGCTTTAACTGCTCACGATCAGGGTACTTGTTATTGCCCGTCTTATAGTCCACGACCCACGCCGTCAAGTTGTCGTCATCGATGATCAGCAAGTCAGCAATCCCCCGCACCCACACATCCTTGCTAGTCCATGTGGTAGGCTTGAGGTCGGCTGTCAAGGCCATCTGATACTCACACAGCTTGCGCCCGGGCTTCTTGATCAAAGCATCCAACGTACCTTGGCTGTAACTAAACTTCTCAGGTATTGCTGTGCCGTCTTTGATAAAGTCCTCCGCCGCTTTGTGAAACTCTGTGCCGTACCGCGTAGCGTCATTCTCAACGAACGGGAAGTTCTTCAAGACTTTGACTTCGTGATACCTGCGTGAGCACCCCTCATAGTCTTTGAGGGAGCTGTGTGACCATGTGACTTTCATTAGAACCTCGCTGATTTAATTGCTTTGGTGAGTTGCTTGGCAAACTCTGACACAAACTTCTCGTCCTTGTTCAATGATGACTGACCCATATTGTTGAGTATGGCGTGAACCAACTCGTGCCAAAATGTCTCAGTCATCATTGCTTGGCTGTAGTTATGTCCCGTGACATTGCTCTTACGACCAAGTGTGATCCGTTGTGTTGAGTAGTCAATCATACCCATACGCCTTCGTTGTAGCATGGTTTCTACAATCTCGATGGAGTATTTCTTGTTACCAACTCTTATTGTTTTTGGTATTGGTGTTTTAGTTACTGCCATGCTTCTCCTTAGTTTTTAGCTTCACCGTATCGTCTATGTGCGCCACCCTCTGCGTCAAGCGGTATGCCCGGCATATACAGCGGCTCCATAGTCATTTGATCCAAGACCCAAGTCTTGGCTTCTTCCACCTCGGCATCTGGCACGACGGCGATTAGCTCGTCGTGTACTGTGCCTGCTATGAAGTATCTTTTGGATACTCTGAGCATTCCGTCTGTCATCACAATGCGTGCGAGCGCCTGTGTGACGTTGTTCGTTATCTTTCCTGAGTACAGCTTGGTAGCGTCTGGCCCGTATACATACTGGCTCCTACCCTTGTCATCCTTCTCAATCCTCAAATTGGGATAAAGAAGTTTCATTCCATTGGGCAATTCTATTTCTTCTTTGCGGAATGTCAAGCATTTATATTTGTACTCTTTTCCGTGGTACAGACTGTCCGTCATCAACCCCGCGCACATATCCCAAAATGAGACCACCTGAGACGCGGTGCTACGATAGATATCGATAATCTTCTTGGATGCCACAGCGTGCACCAATAGCTCCGGATCGCTACAGGTGTGTGGGATTTCCTCCAAGCGGATGACGTTATCATCCCAATCAAGAAAGCGGTTGATGTACTCGGCATCAACTTTCAACGTCTTAGCAAAGGCTTTCTCATACCTGATCGGCGGCGCCCCGAGAAACCCTGTGAGTAATTGCGAGGCAAACGATGCCCACCCGAGACCATACCCACAGCCAAGTAATGCGCTTTTTGCAGACTGCCTAAGCTCAGGGTGTGTTTCTTTACTAAGGCCGGGAATGTTAAACATCTGTGCGCCAAACGCGGCGTAAGGGTCACGACCGCTCCGGAAGATGTTAAGCATATCTTCGTAGTCACTAAGCCATGCGAGGACACGCGGTTCAATCTGCGATAAGTCTCCGACAACCAATTGGTAGTTTTCGGGAGCCATAATTGCTTGTCGTAGGAATGACTTTCGTTTGAGGTTTTGCATATTGATGGCCGAGCCTTTTGCCGCCGACCAGCGACCCGATTTCGCGCCATAGTACGAGAGCGGAACTGGTAGACTACCTCGCTGACTGATGTCCAAGAACCTCTGCGCCCTTGTGCGTTCCGTGGTTGATTTAACCCGTAGACGCGCTTCACATAAAAGGGCAACGTCTTCACGTTCACCGTTGAGGAGCGCTTGAAAAAGAGCATCATTCTTGGCGAGAGCGAGGGTTTCTTTCCCTGTTGTTTTGCTGATCTTTGTAGGTGGAACCACCCCGAGTTTTTGTAGCTGTTCAGCAAACTTTGGGTTCGACGCGAGTTCAACTTCTTCCACGCCGAGAGTCTGTAATAAAGTTTCACGGGAATTCCTTTCGTCTTCAATGGCATTGGACAGCATGAGCGGGTCAAGCTTTAACACTGGTTGAGTAAACATCTTCAAGGTCATGTCGATCAAGTCCAGCTCTTTGGCGGGGTAGCGATGCGCAAGTCTCGTGAATATTTCTTCGCACAGATACACATCGTGCTTGCAGTAGTCTGCTAACTCTCGCTCCACATCGGGGGGTAATCCCTCCACACCGTCCAGTCCCTCTGTGGAGTGAACGGCGTTTCCTTTAGGGGGCAACCCAAAATCTGATGCGAGCTTGGCCAAAGAGTTCCCAACTTCCACGCCTCGTAGAGCTCGTGCCATTGATAGGGAGTCAAAGATAAAGCAGGGGTGGACGTTGTACGCCCATTCAAGAATTGCGATGTCGAATTGTGCGTTATGAGCAAGGACTGCTGTTCGTCCCCAGTTGATATTTGAAAAGAGTTCAGGTAGTTCTGATCCGCTATACCATTCAATTGGATCTGCGCTTCCATATTCATGGATGCAAGCTCCGAATGCTTTGAATCTCTCATCGCGTATGTACTCCTCGGTGGTCATCTTCGATAGCGTGTAGTCAGCTTTAGACCAACGCGTCTCGAAGTCAATGGTTAGTATGCGGTCGTACTGTTTCAATTAAATTTCTCCTTGGGCGGTGCGCCCACTGTGTGTAAAAAGTCCATGTACTCGCGTGTGCCTTTCAGTATCTCGGAAGCATCCATGTCGTTGCAGTTGAATTGAATCACCTCAGACATATCACCCAGCAAGTGGCCCCTCACAACGAGCACGGCGCTCCACGCATCTTTTCCATAGCACATGGCCACGCGGTAGATGGCTTCTTTGAAATGCGCCTGCTCCTCGTCTGTCATTTGTTCTACGCGTCGTTCAAGTTCTTTATTATCCATATCAGTCTTTCGTATAGTTCTTCAAGGTTAGTCTCTCGTGCCACAAACACTTCGCCATTGGCTATGGTGATGGCGTTAAGCTCGCGCTCTTGTAGCGCAGTCGTCTGCCCCTTGCCTGCCTTGCATTCTATGGCAACAAACTTGCCATTGGCGCAACATATCAGGTCGGGGATACCCGAGCGCCCAAGCCCCATGCCGGGCGGTGAGAAATGGTATATCTCCAAATGATCAAGCATTTCCTTGACCCGCTTCTTAACTTTGGCTTCGGGCGTCATGGCCATGTTATTTTTTCTTTAAAATTAAGCCGCACTTGGCGAATGCTTTGGTGATCTCTTCTACTGTCTTCAAACCACACGCCTCCTCGTAGCCAAGGCGTTTAACAGTCAGGTTACCAAAGGCATCCATGATGTCTGCGTCTCTGTTGATGGGTTTGACTGTGTAGAAGACTTTGTTGAGTCGGTAATTGTACCCATGCTCGGTCATGCGGATGATGACGTTCCTTGCGCGCACGCTGAGCGGTAATAAAAATTCATTGATGGTGGTCATTTGTTTTTCTCCGATAGTGCCCGTTCAAGGCGTTTCATTAAGATGTCTATGTCCTCACGCATCTTAGCGCAGTTGGGACATTCCTTTGTGTGATCTCTCCAACGTGGGTGTTCAAGATACTCACGTTGTCTACGCGTGATGCGTTCAAACTCTTCGTCTTCTTCGGTCATAGCACCCTCCAATTGATCAGCCAACATTTGATGGATCCCCAGAATGTTTGTTTAAATAGTTGAATCTCTAGTTTGTTTATACGTTCCTTCAGCGCATAGTTCTCCAACAACAATTCACTGTTATGCATAGACATCATGTTCCATGCTTTTTGTATGTCTTTTCTAATCATGTGTTGCGCTCCTTCAGCTTGTCTTCAATTCTTTTGTAAATGTGCCACGGCAAAAACTGATCAGAAGTTATGGCAAAGCATTCTTTGATTTCATCTTCTGTCAGTCCTACCCATATGCGAGTTTGTACAGTTGACATAGCCCAATCAAGCCATTCTTTTGCATCCATATCGTAATAACCAACAGGGCCAACAGATGCCAACTCTTCTCCAAGCCTGATTGCGGCTTTATGCCACTGCTCATTTTGGTACTTGTCAGCCCACGCATTTAACTCATCAATGGTGTACCAAGGGCGTGTATTTTCATCCATTGTTCTTATCCTTAATCTTGGTTTCAAGCATTCGCTCGTATTCAAATTTGTCCCATACATTGCACTCTGCATAAATGGTTTCAATTTCCTCATCTGTGAGTCCTACCCATGTGCGTTGTCGGTCTTTGTACAGCGGGATAGCGCCGTCATCACCTTTGTTTGTTTCAAACCAAAGACGCAAACTTTCGTCATACCCAAACCAACCTACGCAGTCTAGTTCAGTTAGTCCTACCCATGTGCGTTGTGGTTGGGTGTAAACAGGAATGGTGTATTCTTCTTTTGCGCCAGCTTCCATCTCCCTAAACAAAGAAGTCTTACAAGCACCGTGTCTGTTCAT